CCGCAGTTGTTTTATATGGAGGACTCAAACAATGACGAAGAAGAAGACACATACGCGGGCTCCCGGAATGGGGCAAACCAGCATCACCGTACCGGACGATCTGCTTAAGCGGGTCGGCGCCATTGCCAGCAAAGAAACCCTCGGAGGATCATCAGTTTCCTGAACTGGTGCCGGGAGAAGCGGTGGACCGAGATCGACACGAAACAGATCCGGTGGCGCCGGGCCCGGACGGACCGGAAGCGGGTAGGGTTCTATACGCCCGAACAGGTTGAGGCGACCCTGAAGGCCGCTCCGGACAAGCTGAAGTTTCCACTGGCCCTTGCGTTCTTCACCGGGATCCGGCCGAAGGGGGAGCTGATGCGGTTGACCTATGACCAGATCGATGCCCGTACCCGGACCATTAAGATCGACGAGGCCACTTCCAAGACCCGGACCTTCCGGACCCTCTACAACCTTCCGGACAACCTGTGGGCCTGGTATGCTAAGGCCAGGCCGAAGCGGGGGAGGGTGGTCCCCATGAACTACCGGAACTTCCGGGCCAACATAGCCAAGATCCAGCCGGCCCCGTGGCCCCAGGACTGCACCCGGCATACGTTCTGCAGCTGCGCGTTCCACCGCGGCCTGGAGTGGGCCATGGATATCTCCGGTCATCGGGACTCACGGATCTTCATGACGCGGTATAAAGGGCAAATCCACCCGGATGAGGCCCAGAAGCTCTGGGCTATTCGTCCTTGACGCTACGGCGTTATTGCGTGAGTAACCTTAGGAAAGGGGTTACTATGAACCGTGCAGGCACATTTCCCGTATGAGGCTACCTAGGTCTGAGATCGACGAGGCCATGCGGCTCATCTTAGAGGAGGGACTTACCCCTCCTCCTTCTATATCCGACGACGACGATCTTGAGGAATGGGAGCCGCCACTTACGCCAAGCCAGCGAGATGGGTATTACGATACCCGGAAGATCATCCTATTCCATGGGGAACGTGGATCAGGAAAGACCCTTGCCATGGAACACAAAGGGGTTCGGCATTGCTACCTATACGATGATGCCCTGTACATGCTGGTAACCATAACCCGGTCCGGAGGTATCATTGGGGGTGCCTGGGAAAATCTGACGACCCTGGCCGATATCCACGGTGGACCGCTCGATGGGCAACCTCTGGGCATCCTCAGGATGTGGTCCGAAAACATCGGCCTGGAGTGGGGGACGCTGAGCAACGGCAGAGAGCAACTGTGGACGCCCTATCGTGATGATGCGAAGAACTGGTGGGTGGACATCAGAAACATGCACGGAGGGATCTCGAAGGTAGTCTTCAAGTCCATGCTTAACAGCTCGCAGCTGCTCAAGACGATCAAGGACTTCAAGCCCTCCTTCTTCCACATGGAAGAGCTGACGAACACTTCCGACGATGCGTACTTCACCGCGGTCTTCCAGCAGATCGGCCGGCGCTCGTCAGTCCCGGGCAAGGCCCAGCAGTGGGTTGCTACCTGTAACCCGGCCCCGACCGGACAGAAGCATTGGGTGTTCAACCAGTTCTTCGTTCTCCCACATGAGTTGAAGGATGGGGCGGCCGACAAGGTGGATTCTCACGAGTTCGATTTTTACTCTGACATCAAGGTGTACAACCCGAGCTACGGGATCCACCACATCAAGATGACGGAGAATGACTTCTTCCCGAACAAGGACGATTACATCAACTCCATCTATGAAACGGCCCGCATTGACCCGACCGAGGTTGAGCGGTCCATTCACGGGAAATGGGTCCCGAAGATCACAGGGAACAGTCTGTTCTGGGGATATTGGGAGAAGGAGATCCACGTTATCGGGACACCTCGCCGCGGCCTGGAGCCGATCGTGGGAGAGCCTATCATCATCGGGTATGACCCGGGGGCCGTGAACAATGCCCGTGTGTTCATGCAGCGGAACTGGGCTGGCGGCCGGCCGTTCTATCGGATCTTCGATTGCTCCATCTTCAAGGACAAGAAGATCTCCATCAACCTCCTGGTGAAGCTTCTCCTGGACCGGATGGCCTGGTGGTGCGAGCGATACGATCACCCGTTCACGTTCTACCACATTTCAGACCGTCAGGCCGTCGACCAGTTCAACCCGCACGGATCATACGATTACCTGGAATACTACAAGAAATCCAAGGCTATCATCGAACTGAACCCGAAGTATCGGATGCTTCGGCCGATCCGCATGTCTGCCCCACCAAAGGGCCCGGACTCTGTGCGGGAGCGCGTTGTGTGTATCCGCAGCAAGCTCCAGGATGAGACGCTGCTGGTGTCCGGAGCCGGCTGCCAACCCGTCGTCGACATGTTCGAGGGATTGAAGAAGGCCAAGGACCGTCAGACCAAGGAGGAACTGGACGACAAGCCGAAGAAGGCCATTGACGGGCACATCCACACCTTTGACGCAGTTTCCTATCCCATCTACTTTTTCGAGATGCGTCAGCTCGGGCCAGTCCGGAAGATGCAACAGGAGAATCAGCTTGCCATGGCGAGTGGGTAGAATTATCGCAATAGTAACCATAAAAAAGAGGGGTAACTATGGACCAGAGCGATATTTTGATCATCAACCTGAGCGACGACGAGGACCTGAGGAACTACTTTGAACAGAAGGAGGCGGGCGAAGACTGCTCTATGACGGTGAATGCCACACTCCTTGGAGTGGAGGAGGGCAATGCCCGGCTGAGCATCAATGCCGTGGACATCGGCGAGTACAAGGTGGAGGAAGAGGAAGAGACCGAGTCCGACTCTGAGCCTACCGGAGTGGAGATTGTCCTTGGCGAGAAGTGACCCCTGCCGAACACCTGATCCAATCCCGAAACGATGAGATCGTATCCAGATGGAACAGGGCACGGTTTCGACGATTGGCGATGATACTGGAAATGACAGAAGGGGAATTGTACCGGATGGCCTACGGGGCCCCTCTGAACCTGCGTCGTCACCTGAAAGAGAACCGGTTCCCGGCCGCGATCGCCGGGCACCTCGAGAACATAGAGCAATGGGTCCTCAACAGCCGGCTGGGGGAACGGTTTAAGCCAACCGCCCAGGACATCATGCTGAACCGAAAGGCCAAGGAGCTCACCCAATGATCAACTACGATATCCTCGACAGTTACGGGACACACCCGTTGCGCCTTGAAGCGGTCTTTACCGCGGAGTCCGAATCGGAGCTGAACGCTATCGGGGAGGAATTGTACGAACAGGATTATGCCGTACCCGAGCCCGAGGAAGGGGAGGAAGCCCGGGAGCCGGAACTGACAAAGGAAGAGCTGGCAAAGCAATTGCATCGGGCCCGGAAGGCATGGGAGGGCCGGATCAATACCCGTCTACAGAACGGGCGCGAGCTCTCGATGGAGCACTACAACATTTACATGGCCGCGGACATGGCCTTCGACAATAACCCGCTGACCCCGGCCAAGTTCGCCCACATGCTGTATGCCAGCGGGGATCTGAAGCTCGACTTCCAGCAGCTCTACACCCAGATCAAAAAGGTCTCCGGGCAAAAGATCGCCGACGAGATGTTCGTCCGCGACAAGGAGACGCCTCACAACATCATCGGGATCAATACCCCGAAGCTGACCGACATCACCATCAACCTGGTACGTCCCTACATCCGTCGCTCTGTGGCCGCCCAGGTGAACCGCTACGAGAACATGTATCCGTTCCTGCGGTATGAATCCCGATCGCAGGGCCTGGACGGAAAGTTGCGGGCTGAGATCGTCAGCGAGCGAGCGGAAATGATGTCGGATCAGTTTGGATACCGTCACCTTCTGGGGCAGGAGATCCGGGGGATGTTCCTTCACAGCCACTCCATGTCCTTCGTGGAGAACTCATGGGCCGTGCATCGGCAGATCCATCCGGTCCGGGATGAATCGACGCCGGCCGGATACCGGGAGAAGGAAACCATCGAGAAGGAAGGGGTCCGGTTCAAGAAGGTCCACCCGACCCGACAGTTTTACGACACTCGGTACCCGCTCAGCTCGATCAATTACGACAACGGTTGCCGGTTCCTCGGATACTGGGACATCGTCCAGTACAGCGACATCCGTAACCATTCAGGATTTTTCAACACCCACAAGATCCCGTACTCCGGATCCCTCCACAATTGCGCGACCTCCAACCGGGCATATTTCGAGCAGTATTACTCGCACACGATCAAATCGATCCTGGACACGCCGACCGGCCCGGAGCGCAACTCCCGGCCTGCGGAAACGGCCGCCTTCTATACGGACTCCAGTGACGACCAAGCCTTATGGCTCACTCACTACTACGAGAAGGTGACGCCGAAGGAGGCGGGCCTCGGCGATTATCCGTATCCCGTATGGGTGCATACCATTGTGGCGGGCGATTGCACGGTCGTGTTCGCTGAGATCCTGCCCAGCCGGCCGGGGTACTGCCTGAGTTACGACGAGAACGATGACCGTCTCGTGAACTGCTCGATGGCGATTGATATTCTGCCGTACCAGGACCAGGTGAGCAATCTGTTCAGCTCCATGCTGTACCTCCTGCAGATTCAGAATCTTTTGCTGTTGGCCGTGGATGCAGACGTGGTTCCCGAGAACATCCGCAAGGACATCGAGAAGGTGGTGAAGGGCAGGAAGCTGTTCGACCAGGTTCACATGATTCCCTTCCAGTCGAAGATCAACGAGCTCTTTGACCAGACGCTGTCTCAGAAGAAACCGCTTCAGATCTTCCAGGCCCAGGCCGGAAACGTCATTGGAGACCTCATGCGGACAATCGGGGAAACGATTTCGATGCTGGAGCGCAATCAGATGATGTCCCCCAATGAGATGGGGCAGTTCGTTGAGCGTGAAACATCTGCCACCGAGGTCCAGCAGGTGAGTAGCACCAGCAATGACCTTCACAGTTTCAAATCGAGCGGCATCGACGAGGCCCGGCAGGCTCAGAAGATGATCATCTATGAGTCGCTGATGGCATGCGGATCCAAGACGATCCGGGTTTCCGTCCCTGAGCGATATCCTGACGATGTCATTGCCGCATCTGGGTTCGAGGTGTCGCGTGCCGGCTATGTCCAAGGGACTGCCTCTGGTCTGAACCTGATCGGATCAAAGGATTATCTGATCGGAGACTTTGTCTTCTCGTCCCGCGATGGCGCCGAGCGCACATCCAACACCGAATCGGCGAAGGTCCTGATGGAGCTGATGCGCTACATCATGGGATCCGAGCAATCCTTCAGTGCGTTCGTGGAAGCGTATGGAATGGAGCAGGTCACGAAGTCCTTGAGTGAGATCTTCCGTCTGGCCGGCAGCCCCATGACCCTGAAGCTTCCCGTCTCCTTCGATGAGGATGAGATGAAGGCGAACATGCGCCAGAGCGTCATGAAGAAGCTCGAGGAGCTGGAGGGCAGGATCGGACCAGTCGAACAGTTTGCCCAGACCCTCATGGGACAGATGCAAGGACCGCCTCCAGGACAGGGGCCGGCTCCAGGTGGACCAGGTGGACCGCCGCCTCAAGGTCCCCCGCAAGGACAACCGGGGGCGCCGCCCGTGCCTCCTCCAGGCATGCCAATTTAACCATCAACACCAAGACCTATGCCTCAAGAACCTGAAAAAAAGAAACCCGAGTCCACAGAAGTGGATCCGGTCATGTTATCATTCTTCACGTCCGAACCCGAGCCGGACCTGGACAAAGTTCCCACAGAGGAGGAACTGGAACAGCAGCGCGCCGATGAGGAGCGTGAGGCCCGGCGTGAAATGATCCGGAGGAAATCTTTCGGGTCCCTCGGAAACGTCGACTTCGAGAAGGATTACCGCGACAAGCCTGAAGAAGGCGAAGAGGAAGAAGAGGAGGACGACGACGGAAAGAAAAAGCCTGACGAGGAAGAAGAGGACAAAGACAAGGAGGGCGAGGAAGAGAAGCCCAAGAAGAAGGTCAGCTTCCGGAAACCTCCCGAGGATTTCGAGCCCGAGCCGACCCCTCCCCAGGACAAGAAGCCTGAGCCGAAGCCTGAGCCGGAGGAAGAAGAAAAGCCAGAGGGCTTCCAGCTCTCCGACGAAGACCGCGCGTTTCTCGACACGCTTCCGGATGAGGCTATCGAGAGCGTTGAGTTCTTTGTCGACGCGGAATGGGTTGACGAGAAGTACAAGGGCTACGCGAAGCGTCAACTCGAGTACCTGAAGCAGCACCAGGCCAAGATTGATGAGCTTGAGGAAGCGGATCCGGACACGGATGTGACCGAGAATCCGAAGTACCTGGCCTGGGTGAAGAAGAACAGGCCGCATATCCCGCAGCGGGAACGGCGCCGGCTTGAGCGTGAGATCGTGATCCGGGAGGCTGAGGTCCGTGCGGAGAAAAAGCTCGCTGAGAAATACGAGAAGGAGCTGGATGAGAACCGCAACTGGCGCACCCGACAGGAGCGTATGCCGAAGGTGCAGCAGCGCACCCAGGGGTTCGCCAAGTCGATGATCGAATCCTTGAGTTCTGTCGAAGAAGCTGAGGATGCGGTCAAGGTCTACAACAAGGTCCTCGAGGAGACCGGAGATGTGAAGAAGGCCGGCGAGGCCATGCGGGAAGAATATCCCGAGGAGTCCGATATCCTTGCTCACACGAACCGGATAGCGATGGCGCTTGGGTCCGAGCTGATTGCGCTCAAGAACGGCATCAAGGATTTTGATTCCCAGGAGCGGCTGCATCAGGAGTTGCTGGTCCGTGTAAATGCCCAGGAAGAGGCGATGTCCAAGCCGGCCATGAAGGACAAGCGGATACGGGACGGCCGGACGTTTGCCACCGCTGCGGACTACCGGGAAATGACGCCTGAGCAGCGCAAGAAGCACTGGACCTTTTCGACGGATGACATGCTTTCCTTCATCCAGGCCGAGGCGCGTTTTCAGGCGACAAAACGCCTGAAAGAGCACAAGGAGCGCGTGTCCCGATACGTCCAGAAGTACGGGGGTGGAAAGCCTGCTCCCAAGAACCCGGACAAAGCCCCGAGGAAAGAGGCCCCGGATGACCAGCCCCGTCACCAGGGTACTGATTCCCCGTCTTCCGCTCCACGAAAGGCTTCCGGGGATTCCAAGACCTCTGCATCAGCGCTTGTGGACTGGGATTGATTTTTTGTCTGGAATCCCGTGTTAGTTCCAAAACCCGGCCTATGAAAGTAGGTCGGGTTATTTCTTTTATAGGGTAACTTTTAGCGTGAACGCTTGATTGTGAACGGGATAACATTGATCCCGTTATGAGCGCAGACTTCTTCTCACAATGTGGTCCCGTCCTGATTGACGTGGACGATTACCCGTCTCTCACCAAGGCGGACTTCAACGGAATTACTCCTCAATGGATCTATGACCGTCGACAGGATGGGTTCATGGAAGCCGCATTCCTCTACCGGCAGGCCCTCATGGGCGGTATCGCTGGTGTCCGGGAAAGCAGCCTGCTTGATCTCCTGCTGTCCCGGGTCAAAGGTAAGGAGAGTGGTGTTCACCTTACCGAGCAAAAGGTCGGTCAGAGTAAATCCTTTTTCATTCCTTACACCCTGCGTGAAAAGGAAGATATCATCAACGCATCGGCGTTCGTTATTGAATCCGGCCAGGCCAACCCGAATGCCGGGGCCATCGTTGACGGGGTTCAGTATCACCCGGGCAGTTGGGAGCTTACGATCACCAACTCCAATGCAGAGCTGATCAGTTCCGATATCAAGAACATCGAGCGTTACTTCCTGAGCGGGGAGCACGTCGTTGTCCTGAATCTTTCGGACAGTGGTGCAGCCCAGAATCCGTTCTTCTACATCGAGCACGCGATCAACGCGAATGACGGAGCCGAAAAGGCCAAGGTCTATGTCCGTCCGCTGATCACCGAATCGACCTGGAATGGATATACGTCCGGCCAGAAGGCTCCGTTCCAGCCCACCGCTGGTGTCGTGCAGATCGGCGCTAACAGTGTGTCTGACTACGAGAAATGGTGTCAGAACCAGCCGACCAACCTCTCCAAGCGCCTTCAGGCATATTGGTTCGGTACGGCCCGCTTCACCCGGGAATGGGACGACGAATACGAAAAGTTCGTGAAGTATATCTTCGAGGGCAATGTGAATCCGTACATCGAACGGTTCAAGCAACTGCCCATCACCGAGCAGAACAAGCGCATGTACAAGCTGTTCCTGCAGAAGTGGATGACCAGTGTATTCTTCGGCCAGCCGATCAACGAGAACCAGACGGTTGAGAACTACAAGGATCTCCCGCAGATCAGTGATCCGCGCAACGGTTCGTTCCTCCACTACAAGGCCAACCCGATCGGGTTGTACCCGCAGCTGCAGGCATGTAACCGCGTGATCGACAACCAGGGAGCCCCGCTGAACTTCAACGTTCTCGAGGAGCAGATTTACGCCCTCAAGCGTTACCGCGAAGGCCGGACCGGCAAGACTGTTGAGGATATCGACGTCATGGTGGACCGCGCCAACTTCAACCGGATCAAGTCCATCATGTTCCAGTACTACAAGAAGAAGTACGGCGTGAGCGACCCGACGATCTACTTCGGTCCCAAGGATCCGATCCGGTTCGACGCTGACGCAGGCAAGACCATGTGGTATCGCCAGTCCTACGAATTTGATGAGGCCGGCGTGGTCCTTCACGTGATCCAGGAACCCTGGATGACGGACTTCAAGAGCCACTTCCCGTCCAGCATCCGTAACCGGGGCAACTTCATGTTCTTCATTGACTGGTCCGACTTCACCCTCGGGGTGGCGGAGACAGCCAAGCGCAAGAGCAAGACTCCTGACTTGGAGACCGACCCGGACTACCGGTGCATCATGAAGGCGAACTACTCTCACGTCGAAATGGAGTCCTTCACCTGGACTGCCATGGTCGGTGAGGAGTCCAGCCACTTGATCTACACCAACTTCAGCGAAGAGTGCCCGAAGTACACCGCTCAGGTCTGCCCGGCATTCGAGTCCAGCACTTCCAACTCTGTGAGTGCGTAACCCTTAACTGGAGAGTAGAACTATGGGTCAGAAAGTGAATGTAATGATTGAGCTGGACAACGGGGAACGGACGGCCTGTGTGCTGAACGGTCCCGGCCGGCTCGTGATCGACGCGGGAACGAACCGCCCTGCTATCCGCAAGGACTATGTGGGTACGGCCGCTCCCACGGCAAACGACGACGTGACCAAGGGGTACGGTGTGGGATCCGAATGGATCGACACTGATGCCGCTGGCGGAAGTCGCGTCTTCAAATGTATTGACGCTTCGGAAGGTGCCGCTGTTTGGCAAGCACTTGGTTAACCATTTGAGGTTAGGGTTAAAGTGTCCACGATGGGGGGCGGGCCAAGCGCCCGTCCCCCTTTCTTTTACGACATGCTCGCAATACTAACATTTCTCGCATCCGGACCAGGCGGCGCATTACTGGGACTCTTGATAAAGTTCTGGGACAAGCGCAGTGAGGACAAACTACGTCAGCGTGAGATTGAGGCCAGTGAACGGGTTGGCCTGGCCAAAGAGCGGACCAACTACATGGCCCAGATCCACAAGGGGACCGAGGGGGTCCTGAAGGAGGTAAAGCGTGACTTCAAAATATGGTTCATCCATCTTCAGTGGACAAAATGGAAGGCGTTTTCGTCTACTACGTATAGTCCTTTTTCTAAAATTATTGGCATTTGTCTGTGCATGTTCGTCGCCACCATCTGTCTCTCAATCGGCATCATGCTACTGGAACCATGGTGGAACTATTATTCCCTCAGCCCCGAAGGGCAGTCCTCCAGCGGATCAATTGGAATCGGACCCATCAGCCTCTTCAAATGGACCGGAGATCCTACAAAACCAGTCGCGCTTAATGCAGGCGGCGCGGCGTTCTATCTACTGGCTGCGATCAACTTTACGGCCACAACCGCAATCGTCGGAACCACAGGAAGATCCAGGAAGTAATGAGTGACGACTGTCCAGATCCCAAGCGTACGTGCCCGGTGTCCTCGAAGGACATTGAAGGTCGCCTTCATATGGTGGAACGCAGGCTCCAGAAGCAGGACGATGACCGCGAACGTCATGCCAGTCACGTGATCGCTGCCGTTCAAGAGCTTCAGAACAGCCTCCGCAACTACGAGGAGTACATCTCCGGAGTGAACAAGCGAATGGAGAAGGTGGAGGACCTGATCAGCCGCGTTGTGATCCTCATGGAAGGGACCATGGGACGGACTGGAATGGTGGGGGAGCAGGCCGAACGCGAGACCCGACTCAAGAACACCGAGAAGAAAGTGGATGCCCTGTATGGATGGAAGGCTGAGCAGAAGCGCCTGGTGGTAATCCTGGCAGCAATCTTCACTGCCATTGGAAGCGCAGCAACCTGGGTGTTTGATCATTTTGTAGGGAGGTAGGCATGAATCTGGCCGTGGCGATTTCCAGGCGTGATAAGGTGCTGGCCTTATTATGGGCCAAAGGGCTGGCCGCGGTTGGGGTGTCGGAGGACACTACCATTTTCCTCACGTTCGATCAGAAGGTCGATAATGATACCCTCTCGAAGGTGCACCATGTCCTGAAGGATATCGCTGAGGTGGATCTTGAGATCTACTTCGGGGAAGACCCGGGGTATCCTGGGGGAGCAAACCGGATGTTTATCTTCACGGCACGCCGGGCCGCGAGGGCCGGGAAGCCGTTCCTCTGGATGGAGACGGACATGACTCCGATGCGGCCTGGGTGGA